TTAATCACACCTACGGTAACAATTTGGCCTGTTCCTGAAAATTCAACAGATACCTTAATTTATTATCGCTTGGTTCGTATAGACGATGCTGATGCGTCTGTAAATACGATGGAAGTACCCTTCAGGTTTTTACCAAGCCTTGTTTCTGGTTTAGCTTACTGCATAGCCATGAAACGTGCGCCTGCTCGCATGCCTGATTTAAAAATGTCTTATGAAGAAGATTTCTTCCGGGCCGCAACAGAAGATCGTGACCGAACAAGTCTTCAACTTGTACCTACTGCAAGTTCAATACAGGTTATGTAATGGCTAAATTTGCTTCAAATAAATACGCTTACGGGATTTCTGACCGTTCAGGCCAACGCTATCGTTTAAAAGATATGCGGCTTGAGTGGAACGGGTTTCTTGTAGGTAAGGATGAATGGGAGAAAAAACAGCCGCAACTAACACCCGCTCGCGTACACGCTGATCCGCAAGCCTTAAAAGATTCTCGCCCAGATCGTACTGAAACAAAGGCAGAAGTGTTATTGAATCCAGATTCGTTTTTTAGTAACGCCTCGGGTAGTGCAACCATTACTGTTCGTGAAGCCGGTCATGGTAGATCAACAGGAGATACGGTACGGTTTCGTGATGTTATAGGGTTTGATGGATTTACAGCCGCTGTGTTAACTCTGGCGGCAGGGTATTCGATTACCCGTGTTGATGACGACAATTATACTTTCTCAGCGTCTAGTGGCACAGCAACAGTAGGTTCCAAATTTGGGGGCGGTTATCCAACAACGGCTGGACCTGTAACGGTAGAGGCATGATATGGCTTTTACATTCACTACACTAAAAACAGCAATTCAAGATTATACGGAAAATGCTGAAGCAACTTTTGTAACGCAATTACCAAGATTTATCCTAAATGCTGAAGAGCGTATTCTTAAAGAATGTCAGCTTGATGTTTTTAGACGTAATCAAACAGGCACTATGACTGCGTCTAATAAATTCCTAACAAAACCGTCCGATTTTTTAGCGCCTTTTTCATTAAGCGTGGTTAATTCTTCAGCCAACGAGTTCTTGTTGTATAAGCAGATAACTTTCTTGCAGGATTACACGCCAAATCCCGCCACAACGGGGGTTCCTAAATATTACGGGGCTTGGGATGAGGCGAGTTTTCTTTTAGCACCTACCCCTAGTTCGGGGTTTACGGCAGAATTACATTATTACTATCGCCCAACATCTATCACTACTTCTGGTGATGGAACCTCATGGCTCGGTACAAATGCTGAATTAGCTTTGTTATACGCTTCCTTAGTTGAAGCCAATACCTTTATGAAAGGTGAAGCTGACATTATGAAGCAATATACAGATCGCTATGTTGAGGCGATACAGTTCTTGAAGAATTTGGGTGAAGGGCGACAGACCCGTGATGAGTACCGATATGATCGTGTAAGGCGTGAGGTGCAGTAATGGGTATGCCTGCAATGGAAATGCCTGCCGATTACAAGGTGTTGGTACACACGACAGACAACCGTGGCTTTACGCCTGAAGAAATTGCGGAACGGTGTGTTAAGGAAATTATATCTATTTCGCCTAAGTCTCATCCTTTAATACGCGATCAGGCTGTTGCCTTTAAAGCGCAAATTCAGCATCTTTTAGTTGTCTATATGCGACAGGCTATCCAAAGTGATCGAACCACGGTATATAATGCCCTAAAGGATGCGGGGCACCCGCAACTGGCTGAATTGATAAGGAGATTGTGATATGGCAATCACACAGGCAATGGCAACTACGTTTAAGAAGGAGTTGCTTTTTGGCGCACATGATTTTGACACGTCTACGGGCGATACAATTAAATTGGCGCTATTTACAAGTAGTGCTTCTTTAGATGCAACCACAACGGCATATTCCACAAGCAACGAAATGGCCTCTAGTGGGGGCTATACCGCAGGAGGAAACACGCTTAACTCAGTGGACCCAACGGTTTCTGGAACCACAGCATTTTTAGACTTTGATGATTCTACGTGGAGTTCTTCAACCATTACGGCTCGTGGCGCGTTAATCTACAACTCGACACCAAATACAACGTCTATTTCTTTAACTAATCCTGCGGTAGTTATTTTGGATTTTGGGGCAGATAAAAGTTCCAGTTCCGGGGACTTTACGGTTCAATTTCCAGCGGCGGATGCAAGTAACGCAATTATTCGGATTGCGTAGCAATTAGGTAATGGCAACTCTAACCGGCTGGGGACGGTCTACTTGGGGTTCTAGCACTTGGGGTAGTGCTATTCCGGTTGAGGTTACTGGTGCATCTGCAACGGGTGCGGTTAGTTCTGTAGCAGTTTCTACAGATCAAGTTATAACTGAAACAGGTTTAGCGGCAATAGCGTCTGTTGGGTCTGTAACAGTAAGTACAGATCAAATTTTATCCGTTACGGGATTAGCGGGTACAGGTGCGGTAGGAACTGCCACAGTATCAGCAGATGCTAATGTGGCGGTTACGGGTTCGGCGGGTACAGGTGCGGTTGGTAGTGTAACGGTATCCGCAGATGCCAATGTATCAGCTACAGGTTCGGCGGGTACAGGTGCGGTAGGAACTGTAACAGCAAGGGCAAGCGTCACTGTTTTTGTTACAGGAGTTAGTGCAACAACGGCAGTTGGGACCGTGTTAGTGTGGACTGAAATAGATGCAAGCCAGACGTCAAACTTTAGTGATATATCCGCATCACAGACATCAAGTTTTAGTAATATATCTACATCACAAACACCGGATTGGGAAGATATCGCGGCATAGGGGCAGTAAATGGTAAGCACGTATACGACAAATCTTGGAATTGAAAAAATTGCCACAGGTGAGCAGTCCGGAACGTGGGGGGATACTACTAATTTCAACATTGATATTTTAGATCGCCTTATTTCATACAAGGCGGTTGGGTTGACAGGAACGACCCACACGCTTACGGTACGGGAAGCTTCTCCTGGATCTGGTACGGAAAACCTTCAGGATGGCATGTACCGTGTCATAAAATTTACCGGAGCTTTAGGCGCTAACAACACGGTTACAATCGCTCCAAATACAACGCAAGTTTTTCTTATAATCATAAACGCTACTACGGATTCTGGTTCCAGCGGACCCTATTCCGTTATTCTGAGTCAGGGTAGTGGTGCGAACATAACTGTGCCAAATGGCTTCGCTAATTTTGTATATGCTGATGGTGCGGGTGCTGGCGCAGCAGTTGTCAGTATAACTGATACATTAACAATGAGTGGCACAAAGATCACAGGTGGTGTTATAACGGGCATTACTGATTTGGCTATTGCCGATGGTGGCACAGGAGCTTCAACAGCGGCAGCAGCAAGAACAAACCTTGGGGCGGCAGCAGATGGCGATGCTGTAGCCATGGCAATCGCGTTAGGATAATACAATGGCCAATACGTTTAAACTAAAGACCAAGGCTAACGTTTCAACCATAGCTACCGTTTACACGGTCCCCGGTAGTACAACGGCCATTGTGATTGGTTGCATGGTTGGAAATGTTCAGTCTAGTTCTATTACGGTTACGGTTCACATAGAATCAGACACGTCAGACACGGAAACCAATGCAAACGTTGAATTGGTTACGAACGCGCCAATACCGGCAGGATCATCCCTAGAATTACTGTCGGGCAATAAGATCGTGTTGCAAACCACGGACCTTTTGAGACTTACAGCCAGTGCTGGTTGCGATATAGCGTTGTCGATTTTGGAGATCACGTAATGGCGTACATTGGCCCTGCTCCTGCTAATTCTATCATAGCCACCTCGGATATTGAGGACGGTGCCGTTACGTCTGCAAAACTGGGCGGCAACATCGTTACTCCCGGCACACTGGACGTTAATGGCCAGGAACTTATTTTGGATGCGAATGCTAATACAAGCCTTACGGCTGACACGGATGACCAGATAGATATTAAGATTGCGGGTGCGGATGATTTCAAGTTTACAGCAAATACATTTACAGTTCTTGCAGGAAGCACTATTGCGAATAGTGTGGTTGATTCCATAACGGCGGGTTCTACACAAACACAAGCAGGTGCTACGGCTTTAACCGGAATGATAAATAGAGTTACCGTTTCTGGGACTAATGGAGACGGGGTTAAATTACCCGCTGCTGTAGCTGGGTTGACTTGCCTTATTGATAATGCAGACGCTGCCCAGACCATAGATGTTTGGCCTGCTACGGGTAACAAGATTGAAGGTGGATCAGATAATGCTGTAGATCCAACTTCTATACAGTTTGGAACTTCTAGGACATATTTTTGTGTTGATGGAGATAACTGGCGACGGAACATTCCAGTTGGTACAGTTCTGCAAAGAGTCGTGATAAATACTACGACGGGAACTAACAGCACCAGTGCCACGGAAGCCGCCACGGCCCTCACGGCGACTATTTCGATGTTAGATGCTGGAAGCCAAGTGCAGGTGACAGCTATGGGTCCGTGGGCAACTTCTCGATCTGCTGGTAGCCCAACAAACATGCAAGGTTTTCTTCGTATTTGGGAATCTGCCGTGACATCTGGGACACTGTTAGCTGAAGAGCGGATTGGTTACACATATGGTCTGGCTTCGCAGCCGCCTTACGCCGTGGCAGGAGGCGCGTTCGCTGCTAGAGTACTAAATAGCCCAGGAGACAAGGCTGCTACCACCTTTGTTCTTGGCATCCTTTCAAGTGTCGGTACGAACACGCTCGTGCAGTTTAATGCTGGTAGTCTACAAGCGACAATGGTTCTAGAGGAGATTGCCACATGATCGATTCAGTGGCCGTGAGTATGGCGTTATCAGAACTTGGAGGAGCTAGTTCTTTTAATTGCGATCAGGGCAATGAACTTAATGAACATTGGTATGCGTCTGTCGTTTGGTATGGCGCTGGATCAAAGCCAAGTTTAGCTGCTCTGAAAACCAAGATGGCTGAAATGCAAGCTGAGGAATAAGACATGACCG